CCCACACCATTAGGTGTTGACAACGCAATACATCGTCCACCTGTCGATAGTGTTGGATACAGACCAGTCCAAAGTTCTTCAAGACCTTCGATGTGAGCAGCCTCATCAAGAACCAACAAAGAGAGTGCTTCGGAACGACCAGCATCGCCAGAGGTTGAAGCAGCTTTAATGGTTGAACCATTAGAAAGCTCGAAAGATGTGCGGTTATCTACGTCGATGCTAGCAATCCTTAGCCAATCTGGTAGATTGCGCATCACACCCTTTACTTTCTTTACAAGGTTTCCTGCTGTCGCAAACTTGGTTGCCATAACGAGAATAGCCTTATCGCGGTGGAACAACATAAGCCACACGATATAGCCGGCTGTAATCGTTGAGATACCCAGCTGTCTCGCTTTTAAAATAACATTAAAACGATAATCATTAAAATTTTGTAATAGGTTGTCTTGGAAATCATATGTATCAAATAAAATAAGCCCGTGCATCGGGTGAGATATACGGGCATAGGTTTTCAAGAAGTATCCTGGATCTTTACCGCACTTTAAGATCTCTTTTACTTTTTGTTTTTTGTCTAGTTGAAAACTCATGCATCTTTTTTGCGTGTATCATTCTTCGGGCGCTTTCCTTGCCAACCACCTTGGTTAAGGAAAGTCTCCCAACTCTTTTCAACAGGCGCGCTGTTACCAGAGTTGTCATCATTCATTGCCTCATCGAGACCACCAACCTTAAAGTGCTTTTTGGCAGTCACCCAAGAGCGTACACGAGATGAGTTCTCGGCAAAGATATCAACCTCGCCTTCGGCAGTAAGAGCTACTGAATCACCAGTGATTCGTTTGTATTCTTTCTTAAGCCATTTAGAGATGTCGGTCATGCGCTGATCAATATCGCTCTCAAAACCAGGACCATAAATTTCTTTAAGTTGGATTTCAGATTGATAGGTAAGACACATCATATTGCCATAAAACTTCACACCAAAGCCGTCCATCACGCGACGGTCGATAAGCATGTCGCCTTCTTCGCGGCGGAGGGCGCCTGTCTTTACTGGTTCATAATCTTCTCCAAGCGCTCCATCGTATGCGTTGGCTGCGGCTTGTGAAAGCCCTTGTACTATTTCATAAACTGTTGCCATTACTCGACTCCTCCGGACTTGTCAGCCGGTAAGACTTTTTGTAATTCTGCGGCCAAATGTTTAATTTTCGTTATAACGGTACCTGAAAGGATATTAGTTTCCTTTGAAGCCCCAACAAGCATATCTGAAAGTTGTTTAATTATCCCTCTTTCTTGTGCTGTAATTCCTTGCTCTCCTTGTTCCTTAGCCGCGGTCATGCCGGCTTTTCGAACGTCACCGGTGGAAGCCTTTGCTTTTCCGAATTCGTCGGGAGGATCCATCTCTTCAAGACGCCCAAGTTCCTCTTTAATAATTTGAGCTAATATAGATTTAGTTATTTTCATTTTGGTCTCCATCCTTTTAACCATCTTTTTTCTCTGCCGTCCACATATTGAATATAACACTTATTGCAACAATCAAATTTGGTGAGACAAACATCGTCCATTGATTTCTTTGGATAAGATCCGCAGACCGAACAACATCTTAGAGATTCTCTATTAAGTAGTTTTTTTGAAACCTTTATACCATTAATGTCAACTTTTTCCTGCTGTTCTTCTTTTTGGTAAGATTTCTGATAGAATTCTTTGGATTGCTCCAAATATTCTTTTTCTTTAGTTTCATCCCAATTTGCTTTGGGGTTCTGAATTGTTTCGTCTCCGTATTTTTGGGAGATAGCTTTCTCAACTGCAGCAATGCGATCAGGTTTTTCCATTAGTTGAATACCTCATAAGCTCCGTATGAAACCGCGATACCGGCCGCAACGCCGCCGGCAAACCATAGCCAATCATTATCCCGCGAAAGCTTTGATAATGTATCTTGCAAACTGCTTAATTGTTTTTGCTGAGCAGCAATTGTCAAATCTCGTTCCTGAATTGTTGATTCATAACCGATGCGTTGGTTGTCGATCTCAAGCTGAAGTTCGGTTCGAAGTGTTCCCAGTTCTAGTGTTAGACGACTCTGGCATGCCAAAACTTGCTGTTCTTCTATTGTTAAGAGTACAGATGTGGCTGTCACATCAAAGAGCGTGCCTTCAAACGGAGCGCACTGTCCTTCTCCTAAAAATGTAAACCGACCAGCATCTTCAGCGATGGCCGTGTTACATAGGAACATACTCAAAATTAAAACTGCTAATGATTTCATTTGCTAACTCTTCTTTGTTTTGTGAAAATTGTCTCTCTATTGTTCTTCGCCTTTCGGTTATTGTTCGATTGTTGCGCTCTTGTTCTTCTACGTAGTTTTTCTCAAGAGCTTCAAGTGTGGTGCGATAAGATTCAAGGGCCTCTTCTTTTAGCCGAAGCTCTTCTTCGTGAATGGCGTTGAGTCCGTCAATCTGCTCTTGGAGCGCAGTAGCCTGCTCTTCATATAACCTAACCATTAAACGATGGTCATACTGCATCTTTCCAAAGACCATCAGTGCCAATGACACAATGGCGATCTCTTTCCAATAAGCCTTGGCATAAGGCAATAATCTTAATAACAACGGTGGCACTAGTTTGCCTTCTTCAATCTCTCGACGATATCAACTGCGCCTTGCGTGCCGATGAATACAATAGAAATAGTAACCCAATCGCTACTGGTCAAATAGCCAGTAAATGCTAATACAGATGCGGTGGTCCACACCAATAGCTTGCGGGATGTAAATTTCTCCAACCATGTATCAACAAATGCTTTTGTTCTAGCCATTATTTGGATCCCTCGTTTGCTTTGGCATGGGCTGCGATGGCCATTTTTCTTTTTTTCTCTTTGCTTTTGCCTTTAAACTGTGGGGCGTCAGACTTTTCAAAATCTTTAATGTAGTCTTCAGTCTCTGCATCGGGACCCAATACTTCATCCAAGGCTTCCATAACATATTGTTTTAATTGGGCTTCATCGATGTCTTTTGGGGCAGAGGGCTTCCGAGTAGGTGTCGCGAAGCGGCCCATAGTTTTCTGTGCGGATCCTAAACTCATAGGATCTTCTCCAGTAAATGCGGCTGCAAGGTAGTCTATGCTAATATCCAAATCTTCCATTGTTGAAGTAAGGTCGTGAATTGCACTAATAAGCCTATCGTTTGATTCAACTTCTTCGAGGAGGATTTGTTTTATTTGTGATTTAGTAATCTTCATGTCGCTAATCCATTCATGCTTAGTATTCTCATCATACTCTCACCTTTAAAACTTCATCCGCTATTGTAACTAATATGAAATCCAATACTTGGTCTGTAGAGTTGCCGCGCATACGATTAATGATAAATTTTATTTTCTCTTTATCTTCTATCGGATCTAATTGAAATACTCCCGATTGTTCAAGGTCAGTTTTAACTTGTTGCCTTTGGGCAGGGTCAGATAAGCGGTCTAGAATATCATCAAGGGACGGCGGTACCGTATACTCTTCGTTTACATGCTTTCGCCAATTTTCAAATAGTTGTTTCATGTTGCTAATCCATTCATACTTAGTATCGCAATCAACCCAGGCACATTCTTTCTAATGTAAACTCCCGAGAAAAGGGTCTCGCATCTTCCACCAACATAAGCAATCGCTGACTCGATGTTTTTACTAACCTTCGGGTCTGATGCCATTTCTTCCGACACAACTAGTACTAACGAACCTGCTGCAGCCTTACCTTTCGGAGGAGGACACGCAGAACGATTCATACAGTTGTGAAGGATCACCGATCCAAGCTTTCCAGTATTTGGATCCTTTATCATAGTCGAACCTAAAAAGGCACGACCGTCATTACTCAAGCAAGTTTCCAAATCCTTCGAATCAAAAGATTGGATCGGTGAATCCTCGGTGGAGAGCTTCAGTACTTGAGCAAACGACTTAGCAAATTGTGTATTCGCGACAGGGTACATGCCAAGCATGCCGATTCTGCCGCGTAGTAAGCGTGTAGCTCGTTCATTATCAAGAATAATGTGTGGATGCGGAGTGACATCGTTTGCCAGTGTCAGCGCATTACGAGCGATTGTAGGGTTAAGGTTTTCTTGTGCGGTTGGCCAGGATACTACGTAAACGACTTTACCAGCAGCCTGAACAGAACGTAGATAACGCTCAAAGACGGGCTGAAGAGCAGTAACAGAAGAACCGGTACCACCGCCGCCGCCAGCAAGAACAATAAGCCAATCAACTTTTCCAAGTTTGATGCGGAGTGCATCTTCGATAATAGCGCCGTTTTGAGATAAGACCTCCTTACCATACTCAACGTTTTTACCGATTCCGTCTGAATCTGGAATCAAAACAACATGATCCTCTTCGACGTTCTTTGGAATATCCTTGCCTGTTGTATTAACAAGCAGGGTCTTGTTGAAACCAAGCTCTATAAAAGCATTGGCCATTTTGTTGCCTCCACCGCCGACGCCAACAAAGCCAATATTCAACGAAGAGGGTGCTGTGTTTTCTGGGAGGAGGTCTTCATCAGAATATTCCATCTGGAGACCGAAGTCCTCGACCATGCCGAAATCTGCAGCATCTACTTCTTCGTGATAGTGGTCTTTCTCCTGTTGAAAGGAGGGTGGTGGTTCTGCGGGAGGCAGAAAGTCAAATTCGTTTTTGTCTTCTTTATTTTCGTTTTCGTCTGACATTGTTAGTTTCTCTTAATTTCGATATCGCCGTGCAGAGATTCTCCAAAGTGTCCTCTCGCAGCTTTCGCGGCGGCTTGTGCATCGGCTTGCTGAATAGTCTGGCCATCGCCGCGATGGGCGTTGTGGACCCTGTGGGCTAGCCCCTTGACGGGTGCGCTGGGTGCAAATTGTATAACGGTGCGCAGCCAAGAGTCGAAGCGCTCCTTATATTGCTCTACAACGTTGCCGCTGCGGCCGCCAAGAAGACCTTTGGCATGCCCAAAGGCCGAGAGATTAGCTTGAACCCAATTCAACAATCTAGCTTCGTCTTGAGATATTTCTCGGCCGAGAGCGAGCTTAAGCTTCTCCGGAGTCATTTCGGACGCGGCCATGTTCCCTTGTTGTTGGGCTTGCTGCGGAGAATCTAACATACCGGCCTCCTCCATACGCTTTTTACATTCGGGTTTCTGGAGGCACATTTCTTTTCCTTTTGGAGTGTTCGGGAGCCCTGTTTGGCTGTCGAAATTCTCACGTAAGAAGAGTTCAGCTTCCGCCTCTTCCTCATTAAGATACTTGTTCCAGTTTTCAAATAGTTTTTTCATTATTGATTTACCTTTGCGTATCCTGCTTTCTTTTCAATTATTATTTGCATTAAGCAAAACGTTCTTAAAATATACTTTAATTAGTTCCAAGATCCGAATAAAACCCGACGCGTATTTACTCCTTGATATCTTCAGGTGACGCATCGTTGAAATTAATCTTACCTTGGGCCATCATTTGATTAATTGCGGCTTGGGTACCCGGGCCGCCAGTATGATCTGCTTGAGGCATCGATGTTTCGCGATCATGTGGGCCAACATTCTGTTGAATAATACCAAGATTATTGACAAAATAATCGGCTGCTTGTTGTTTATCGGGAGCACTTATTTTTTTGGCCTGCACTAACATTTGTAATACTTCATCAGTAATATTTTGCAGAACATATGCTTGAACTTGTTGTGCGGTGGCCTTCATCAGATCTGGGCCACCAAGAGATTTCGTCTTAAGGTGACCAGTATATCCGGCGATAGCCAGCTGTGTAGCTTTAAGTGCCTCTTCGGGACTACCTAGAGCAACGCCGGAAATATCTTGAATCGCGACTACGGCGTCAGGATTGGTCATCATAATTTGTGACCAGCGGTGATGACCATCAAGGATATGGCGGCCGCCAAATGTCAAAATTGGAGAACCGCCGCCTGGCCCGAGCATCACTACATCGTCTCCTAATACTTTTTGCGTAGAACCATATGCATTCTGTACTTGATCCGCGAGGCTATTGTTAAATCCAATATCTTTTTGGGTAGGAAGTAAGGAATTAGCTTTGACATTTGTGGTGCCGGTAGATAAAGTCTCGTCGGAGGCTCCAGCAGCATCTGTGTCACCAGACAAAGCCAGTTTTCGAACTGCGCGGTTGCCGGCGATCTTCTTAAGGCCTTGTACAAATTGTTCTAGAGGCAGATCTTTAATAGCTAGAAACTTTTTGATAAATGGCGCATCGGCCTTGCTTATTTTCTCTTGTAGGTTCTGGTCGTCTCCTACAAATTTTCTCCAATTTTCCATTAATAATTTCATTGATTAATCCTCGCGTATCCTTTATTTTTTTCAATCACGATTTGCATATCAACACAATCTTTCAAAGAGTCAAGGTGTGAAATAAGCAAAACGTTCTTAAAATATACTTTAATTAGTTCCAAGATCCGAATAAAACCTTCCATATTTTCTTCATCCAGGGCCGTGCCTGGTTCATCAAGAATAAAAACATCACCCTTGGGTAGCGATGACACACTTAATAGAGCTAATCGTATGGCCATAGCAGCCACAGTTTTTTCCGCACCAGAACCCATTTCAATCGGGCGTTCGTCATGAAGGGGGTGTTTGATGAAAATATCAAGTTTGTTTCCATTGCTGGAAAAGAAGATTTCAAAGTCAACAATGTTCGCTAGCATCTTGGCAACTTCTTGGTTGATGACCGGAATCTTTTTCTTAATGATGTCATATGCAATGCCATTAGAATGTATACAACGCATGAACAAATCATAGGCCGCATATTCTCGACGCAGTTGAAGATAGTCTTCTTTAGCGCTTTTAATCTCTTCCACTTTTTGTTCTATGGAGCCAACCTGGCGATAATACTCAAACGTAGATACCTTACAGGATTCAAGTTCTGTTTCCTGTCGCGATATCGAGGCCAGGATTGAATCGCGGCGGCCAATCAGATGCTCTAGGTTTTCTATAACTTCTCTATTTTCATTATATTCGTCAACTGTCGTATTCAGGTGCTTTATTTCTATTTTCAATTTATCGGAGGCAGCATTGTTACGCTCTATAGTTAAACCAAGCGCTTCGATGCGGCGTTCATAAATCTCTTTATCGTTTACAAATGTACCATGTTTCTCAATCATCCCAGTAACGCGATACGGCTCCAAAGCAGCGATACCAGTTTCTATTTCTTGATGGATCTCTTCTCGATTCATCTTCTCTTCTAATAATGTAGGCAAGCGTGCTACTGCAGCGTTCGCATCCCTGATAAACTTACACGCAGGGAAAGTAGTGCCGCAGGGGATTCCTTCCAATAGCTGTGTTTTGTTTTTCGAAGAGACAATCTTGGTATTTACATCAGAAACTAAACGAGACTGAGTACGGAGACTTTCAGTGAGGTCTGAAATCTTCTGCTTCTTCTCGTTCAAATCATCGATGTCTAATGCTTCAAGAATAGCGACTACTTTTTCATGTTGTGTTTCGGCAGTCGATAACTCTTCGCGAAAATCAAGCGTTTGTGCTTCAAGCGAAGATAGTTGATTAGCTTTTTTAGATAATTCTCTCTTTGTTTTGGCGAGATCAATCACGCTGGTAGGCATACTATCAATTGTTGTTTGTAACATTATCGATTCGCCAGACCAAACTGAAATTTGTTCTTCCATTGTTGCACAAGAGACTTTGTTCTCTCGTAATTGAGCATCGCGGCTTTGAAGCTCCTCGGTGGCTGTGGTTATTTCTTCATCATAGTCTCTGTCTTCGAATTTCTTCAGGGCTCCGCGAGCGTCAATCGAATCTTCTTTCGCCAACTTGAACTTCTTGTCGAACTGCTCCAAATCTAGGAATTTGGCGATGATTTCTTTTCGTCTTGTTGAACCTTCTTCAAGGAACATCAAGGAACCGTGCTGTGAGGCCAGTGAAGACACGAGAAAGTCTTCCATAGACCCGAAGTGCTTTCTGATGTTAGCGTCCGTCTGATTGCGTGTGAGGCCGTTTAAGGAGGTTGTCTCTCCTGTAAGGTCGTCATACACTTCAAAATTCAAGTCCGTCTTTGCTTCGAGTGTTTCCTCTCCCTTAAGGCGCTTAATATATTTCGTGGACTTGCGATAGATGGTATAAATCTTGTGACCAACAGCAATTTCTATTTCTCCAGATCCATAGTCTTTGTTCTGGTTAATAATGTTAAGATTTTTGCGTTCATTTTTAGACGTTGTATTGAAGAGTGTATAGAGAACACCATCGATGATAGAACTCTTCCCAGAAAAGTTCTTTCCAAAGATTCCGATAATGCCACCAAGGCTGTCAAAGTTAACACTGTTTCCCTCTCCGTAGTTGAATAAGTTATCCCACTTAAAGTTCAATAGTTTCCAGTTAACGTTTCTGGAAATCTCTTCTTCTTTGTTGACGATATCATTGTACTTGCGATTCAGTTTGTAGACGGTTTCCATAGTTTCACTATCAACTTGAAAGTCTGCCAAATATTCATCAATTAATTCTTCTTGAACTTTAATGTCTCGCAAATTCTCTGTGAGGAGTGAGTTTGTAATCTCCTCTACATTCCCACGTTGGCCGGCGGCGCGGTTGAGAAATGAAATCGATTCTGGATTAAATCTATGCTTTGCAATCTCCATCGCCCTTTTCATCGTATCAAGGGGCAAGTTGTTGGTACTAACCAATCGCATGCGAGCATTCGGAGGTACCTTTAAGTTTTTAGGCATTCGGCCTTTGAGCGTCAGCGGAATAGTGAAAAACGGCTTAGGGTTCTCGAACACAATCGGCTCTATTTCCCAATCATCCTTTGACTTGATATCCCAAATGAGAATACCTTTATCATTGGTCTCTCCGTGGTTCTGCTGGACGGTTGAACCTGCGTACCAGACACGACCTTCTTCATCTAGAAACTGCCGGCGGTGAATGTCTCCAAGCATCGAAAAATCAAAGTCATTGAAGATACTTATTTCGTCTTCGCCGTTTGCCATTGTCCAGTTCATGTCGGTTTTGCATCGACTGATAGATCCATGATAAAGTGCAATATTAATCTTATCTGTATTAGTGGGTTTGATCCATGTCTCTCGATCAAAGACAGATAACACATTCAGACAGAAGTCTTCATTAATATGAGTTTCGCCGGCATCTTTTAATAGATGTAAATCCGGCAAATTTAGCGCATCCACAATCGGGCTTAATGCATCTTGACGACTGCTATTCTTCAGATTGCCGTCGTGGTTGCCAAGGATAATATATGTAGGGGCAATCTCCGCTAGGCTACGGAAAAAGTCCGAACACATCTCAACAAACTCCGGTGAGATCTGTGTTTTAGTGTGGGCGATATCACCACAATGAATGATGTAATCGACTTCTTGTTCTCGCAGTGTTTTATATAATTGTTCAAAAACAATACGATATTCATAATGATACTTCAGATTTTTGATATGAGTATCAGCAATATGTGCAAATTTCACATAGACTCCAGTTTAAATCAAGGCAGGCAAGATAAAAAACTGTGTCACATAATATCCAACAGCAATAAAGAATGCCTTTTCCAAAAGTAGATAAGTGTTTTTTAACATAGTTGCCCTCTAGTTTCTATTAGAATAACACGTAAGAGAGGCTATGTCAAGCTTTTTTTAATATCCTATGTACTGATCCCATAGCTGCACATAGTATTCGCTAGGAGATTGATCAGTTAGCGGCAGCGCATAATCAGAAGGAAGATCGGTAAAATCGAGATATATGGCGCCTCGGATACCTCTTCCTCCACCATAGCCTTCAAAATCCTTATCTTCGAAATCGTCTAGAAAGTTTATACGATTTTCAGTATGGTCTCCAGAAGGGGCGCTCGTCATATCCGGAGTCACACTCGGACCTGCTCCAGCCATAAAGTCATCATAGACCTGCTTCATTACGCTGAATTCAGGAGGCAATATAGCGGCGCCGGTCTCTGTGGTTGGCAATATCTCTATCTTTTTTGAATCAGGACTCATAGACCAAAGCCACGCTGCAGTATTATTCAGTTGTGTTCTTACTCTATCTAAGGTTCCCTCATAACTAGAGTTATATTCTTCTGCCGCGGCCACGTTTTGAGATATTTGATCTCTAACGCCTTGTTGATAGTCTGATTGAAGACCATGAAGACCTGCTCCGCCGACAGCAAGAGCACTACCAAGAGCTAAGCCGGCACCATATTGCCCTGCTTTTTTCTTTAAGCGCTGCATGATACTCTTCTTCTGCTCTTCGGTGAGAACAATGCCGAGTTTTGCGGCTTCTGTGATTAAAAACTCTTCAAGTTCGACCATCCGAATCTCTTCTAAAATGATCTGTCTTAATTTAGATTCTGTGATTTTCATTTTAGAGGTTTCCTATAGAAGTTAACTTTGCACTCACTCCTGGGTGTTCATTCTTGAAGGCGTCGAGAGATGCTCTAACTGATTCTTCATCGCAGGGCCCGTCGTACCATGCCTCAAACTTCTCTAAAGCCTGTACAGAGTTGAGAACTCTGTCTCCTAATCCTGCGGCGGTGCAGATATCTTTAAAGATCTCGGTGGGGCTATGACAATTATTGTTACAACACTCTTTGTCTGTCTGCGGTGCATCCTTCTTGAGAAGGGCTGCGATTTTCTTAAAAACGTTCACTGGTATTACTCCTATACGGCTGAAAGCAAATTCAACAATAAATAGTTGTCTCTATCAATAAAAGCCGCATTCTTCTTTCGTTGCGAGAAGACTTCTCTTGGCATCTCAGCCACGTCTTCATATCCCGCCACATCTATTTTATAAAGCTCCACATCATAACGCAAAAGCGTTTCAATAATCTTGCGCTCTTTATCAGCAGCGTCTGGGTCGAGCGCCATGTAAACGGGGGTGTCGTTAAAGACAATCTTTCGTAATAGTCGTGAGTCGGATCGCAGTGTTGATCCCAATATTGGAACAGCATTTCCGGCTCTAATTGCATCAAAGACTCCTTCTACTAAAACTAAATCTTCGTTCCAGTCGATAAATAGTTCGTTAAAAACAATATCCTTTGATGCTTTGGGATTCTTATATTTATAGGAGTCGCCGCTATACGATCTTGCGATAAAATAGTTGGCATCCCCATCGTCATCAAACGAGGGGACGACCACACGGGCTCGGTATTGCCCGTCAAAACAATAGCCAATCTTCCACTTTACTATCTCGGCATAGGAGATGCCGCGCTCCCTGAGATATCTCATGGCATACGCTGCAGTTCTTGGCGGAGATGCGGAAGTTAGACTTGTGAATTCTTGCGGCAACTCAAGTTTTGGGGGAGGCTCTTTATCGTCTCGATCCATAAAGAGATCAGCAAAATCGCGAAGATCCATACGACCTGCGATTTGGTCCCACCTCTTAAGATGCGTAAAGGAGCCAAAACGACGGACAAGCCGACGAATACTACGACCGCGATAGTCGCATACCCAACACTTAAAAACGTTCTTGCCCAAGTTAACAGACAATTTGCGCTTATGGTGATTGCACGCTGGACACCCATATAGTAACTCATGACCACTGTCTCGGCACCTGCCAAGAACTTCATTTAAGACTTTTTTAGCTGCTGTCTTATTCACGTTACCTCTCGACCATTAGCCGGCAGAATAAGCTTCTAAAACATCACCCTGTCTCTGTACGACCGAATAAGCTTCCAGGATATCGTTCAATCTTTCTGGTT